ATACCTAAATATAACACGAAAAACTAATACAAGTCAAGCATTTTCTTTCACTTTTTTTCATTTTTTTTGGGTAGTGAATCCAAAATCTAGCTTGACGCCTATAGTCGAAATATAACACATTTGGCGTTAAAATACAAGCAAATAGTGATAAAAAGCCATGTAAAAAAAAGTTTTTTCAAGTGTGTGTGAGCACTATATCCTGTGATGTGTCAAATAGTCTGTAATGAGTAGATTTGACAGAGATATAGTATTATAGATAGGACATTTTCCCCACCATTACCCACCTGTAACCATTTAAGTGAAGTATTATATTGTATATTTGATGTATATCCCTCGCTAGAGGGTAAAAAGTGTTATAAATTATAAAGTGCTAACTATTAAATATGTCTCTATTTAACTCTTTGGCAAGTCGGTAAAATACTACCACACCAATGATATAAAGTGTAATCTCTATCATGATTTAGTCTCTTCTTGATAATTCAGTATGGCTATTAATTCCATTACTAATTCTCCATACTGAGGATATTTAGCAAGTGCTTTTAAAAGTTTTTCAATGTATATGGTTGGTACATGTTCTAACTCAGGATACTCCATTAACATTTTACCCGCATGAAAAAAACTATCTATTGCTTCCTTTACTTCTTTTGGATGTTCACCCTTTATAATTTTCTTACCCTCTATATAATCAGTAATAAGATTATTATAATATTCTCTCGTTATCTTTTTATCACTCATGAGTGTTGTTTTCACCTTTGTTCATGATATTTAATTTATCCATATTACTTAATAGACCTAAATGGTCTTTTATCTCAAGGATTTCCATCTCTATGATTTGAACTCTTTTGATTAGCTTTTCCATTTCTTCAATTGAAACAACTCCATGCCCATAGACCTTATGTGGTCGTTTAAGTATTTTAAGGATGTCTTTAATACACCTCTCTACGTTGAGCTTGGGTTTTAAATCATTCAATTTATCCATTTTTACTTTTTGCTTCTATTCCAAAAAGATTTTTTACCAATGACTTCTTTGGTTTTATTAGACCACTTACCTTTGGTCATTTCAACCTCTTGACTTAAATACCAATGTCCAACACCCGTATCCCCACCTTCCATCACGAATGTCATTTCAACACCATCAATGGTTTTTCTTTCTTGGGCATAACCTCGTCTCCAAGTTTTAATTAAATGGCCTGTTTCATCAAACGTCTCAATCAAATATCTACAAGGATTTCTCTTTGTCATTTCACAACCTCTTTTTTTATTATTTTATTCATCATCATCCCAACTTGGCAAATTCATTCCCAAGTCCCATATGATTTCATCAAGTGACTTTCCATCGTCATTGTGTTTGCCCTCGTGAAAATCATCCGCAAAGTGTTTTAATTCATTCATGTCTTTTTCATCAAAGGGATCATCTTCATTATAAGGATAAAGCTCATACATTTTGGAATAAAAGGGCATTATCATTTCATTGTACTCGGGATGTAATTTCATTAAATGCTTAACACAATACATCATACGAACCCAATCTTTGAATTGAATTTGAATTGGTTTACGCAACTGCTATATTTTGACTCAAGATAGATTTTAATAAAACTTCTTCGTAGTCATCCTTTTCCATTTGTTTTAAACCCATTTGAAATAGATTATTTAATTGTTCGTCATTCATTGAAGATACAATATGGTCAATCGCATCATCAAGAGATTGACGAGCTTCTTCGGGCATATCCTCACAAGAAGCAGCAATTAAATTATCTATAAGTTCGGGTAGTGTCATAGTAACTCCTTATTAATAAGTATGATTAAATTTATATATACAACCCACGAAAAAAATTTCCCAAATTTCTCACTCATCCTTCTTCTTACCCCACCTTAGAAAGTCAAAGATTTCTTTAGTAATTTGTTCATGTTCACCATCCCAAGAATATGTTTTTCTCATTTGCTCAACATGTTTCTTAATCATTTTTTCAACAACTTTTCGAGTCTTTCGCGAATGTAAAAGAAAACTCATATTATTTCTGAAGGAATTTATCGTTCATAGTTTTAGCAACATTCATCATATTAGTACAATCGATGAAACTCGCATCCTTACCATACATTTTTTTGAAAGTATTTTCGTCATTTTCACTTCTGAAACCCTCAGAGATAAAGTAACTCATGATTTTGATTCCATTATTCTTCATCATTTTTACCATTCTTCTAGTGTGGTCAATGGCTCTATCTCCAGCGTAATAAACATCACGACTAGAGTATCCTTTACCAGTGGAGAACCAAGGGGCACCATCAGAGTAATTGATGAAGTAGTTATCCTCACCATTCGCACCTTGTAACCACTTCTTCATGATGGCTTCATAACATAGTGACTCAGGCGTAACTCCACCAGGTTGAAGAGCCTTCCAAAGAGTTTTGATTTTAGTCAACTTGTCTTTCTTACTATTGTAAATAATCACCACGATTGGTTTTTCTTTGTGAGTCCATCTAACATCCACAGTAACTTCAATGTTTCCAGCCATGTCAGCAGCTTTACACATCGCAACAGCAGACTTGATGGCTTTTTCAAACTTTCCACCATTCATAGAACCACTACCATCAATCGACAAGTGTAAGTTAGCTTTGTTGTATCTTTCTTTCTGAATCTGTGAAAAGACATTCTCATTACCAAAACCCAACTCAGAGATTAATCTCTTATTGATTTTACCTGTGTTTTGTCTTGTGAAAATCAAATCTTTTTCTTCACCACGAATCTTAAGTTTTCTACCTAGAATCGCACCAAGTCTGAAACCCTCATTGATGGCCTCAACCATTTTAACACCACCACTCCAAGTATACTCACTATAATATCTATCATCAAGAGAACGAAAGAAAGGAAAGGCACCACTTTCAATAAGTTCTTTAGTAAGTGATGGAATCACAACAGTTCCAACTTTACCAATTCTACCATCTCCAACCTCAACCAACTCTGTATTTGAGTTTGATAGGGCATTGACAATCTCTGAATCTTTCTTTGTCAAAGTAGACTTTGGAGTTTGACCATCCAAGAACTCTTTTTGTTTATTAAACATATTCTGAATTTGTTTTTGTTGTTGAGGAGATAACTCTTCACCATTTGACTCAGTAGGATTTCCATCATTAGGAGTCATCTGAGCATCGCCAGTATCAACCTCAGTTCCATCAGAACTATCGTTACCACTAGCATTACCATCAGAGTCTTTATTTTCCCCATTCTCGGTGTTTTCATTGTTACCCTCACCATTACCATTCTCAGGCTGAACTACACTGTCTACAACCTTGAAGACAATCTCACAAACAGACTTTGCCAATTGAATCGCATCATCTGTAGATTTTAGTCTTGAGATATTTTTCATGTTAATTATTCTGTAAATATCAGCTAGTCTTGGAAGAGAACCAAAATCAGTAGCCTCATTAGTGAAGTTAACAATTCTAAACATATAAGAATCTAAGTCCAACTCACGATACATTTGTGAATTAAGACCTTTCGCAACTTTCTTACCATTGAAATACTTGTTGTAAAGACTATGGTAATAACCTTTGTAGCCAGGTGAATTTCTGAAAACAATGTTGTCTACTCTTCTATCTTCGATGTAATTAATCATCCCACGAAAGAACTCCATCTTTTCGTGGTTTAATTCAAATTCTCTAATTTTGTAAGTGTTACGAGCATCGGCAAACGCATTGAAATCAGAGTAAGCTATGTGACTACCTTCATGAAGAGCCAGACCAACTACATAGTCAAAGTTCTTCTCGTTGATGTTAGCACCGATAGTAACAGACTTACCATCAGTAAAACTATCTCCACGAGAAGGGAACTTAACAGGTATGTTTTGACCACTCACGATACGAACAAAATTACCAATGGCTCTTTTGTGACCGGCAAGAGCAATGTGGTCTTTACCTTTTTTTACTGGTTTGTCATCGACATCAGACAACAGGTCATCGACCAAACTTGTCCTTCGATTGTCAAACCAAAAATCCGAATATTTACTCACTCAAAAACTCCTTATTTGTTACATATAAAGCTACTAATAAAATGCTATATAAGTCAAGCATTATTTTCATATTTTTTAATATTTTTATGTTCCAAATCTAAATAAATAAGACAATCCCAACAGATAGTCCAAGATCTTGTCCTCATTCTTGCTAAATCCTTATTCTTTTTACATCTTTTACAATTCAAGGTAAAACCCTTTTGTTAAATTGTTTGAATAGTTGGTTAGCATACTTAGCCTGTTTAGGTGTTAACTTACCCTTTGCATGAACTCGTTTAGTTATACTGTCCAAGAACTCCATTTTCTCATGTTCATACTGACGAGTATATCCACACTTTGTTAATAAATATTTGAGTTTAGTTATCTTGGATAACATCGCTTCTCTTTTCCTCTTTATATCAGGATCACCATAAGTCCTGTATGTGGCAGCCGCGGTTTGAATTGAATCCAACATCTTTGGTGTTATTTTAAAATCACTAACTAACTTTCTGTGCATTTCAGATAAAAACTGATGATAACCGGTTGGTAAGGTTCTCGTGTACTCGTTATCATTTAACAAGTCTCTTAGGTCTTTTATCTCTGTTTTATATCTCTCTTTGTTAGACATTCATTTCCCTTGAACCAGTAGTTCCCTCTCCTCGTTTTAACCTCGACCTTTGCATCTCTTCAGCTCTTTCGGCTTTGGACATCTTATTCCAATTCTTTTGTATACCACCACCAGACTTTTTGAGGTTTGATTCTCTCATAGGTTTCAACATAACGAAGACAAGAAAGTTAAATTCCTCTTCTGAAAGTTCAGGTGGCACGATTGCACCTTTAGAACCTTTTCTAACAGTAGGAAGAGCTATTTTTCTTTTCAACTCTTTTATTTCTTTTTTTGTTAGTGAATTCATTTTTGACTCCTTATATCCAAATTTAACTCTAAATACAAATACGAGTCAAGCATTTTCTCGATTTTTTTTCCAATAATTTGTATCTTTTATTTTCTTCCACGCATCGTTCAGAGATTCTTGTGTGGTTATGGATGTGATAAAACAAGGAGCTTTCATCCTCGTTCTGACCTTATTTCTCGTGACCTTTTCCCAAGGTGAAAAACAAACGGCTTTTAGGTGACCAAGACCAATTATGCCCAACTCATTAGTTACCCATTGTCCGTAGTCTTTTGTTTTTTGTTTTTTCCAACTACCTTTTACATGTAGATATAAAGCCGTGGTGTAGTCATCATTTTTATCAAACTTCTTTATTGACTCGAAAATAGAACCCTCTTCAAAATTGTAAAACTCAATCAGTAATTTATTTGTCTTTCGTTCAGGTGCCAAAAATGGACAAACCGGAAAACCCCCAAAATCATCATTTGGTGTTTCCAACCAATCCATCCATTCCTCTAATTTTTCTAAGACTTTTTGTTTATCTAAGTGAATATTGACCAAACCTTCTCAATAACCAAACCTATAAAACCTACTCCGATGATACCTCTCCACTTTTGTGAATTTTCTCTAAACCTTGTATTTTCTTTTGTTTCAGCCCATAATCCCTCGTGTGGATTAAATAGGTTTTCTTTTATAAAACTTAATGATTCATCTGTTTTTTGGTGAGCCTTTTCCATGTCGTTTTTTAAATCAACAATGTCTTGTCTCATATCATCCAATTTAAGATGTGCTATCTCTAACTGTTTTCTGTCATGTTGGTTCATAACTATAAATATACCTTAATTTTAACTTCGTTATATTTTCTCACATGGAATATACAAATTATTTCTTTTCCCATATCCAAATTGGTTCACAAAATATCTTATCTTTATTCTTTTCTACCATCTCTAAGGTTTTCTCTTTGAACTGATTGTTATCCTTTGCAGTTCCCGCACCACCACTATTTGGTCTTTTAGCCATCTCCATTCCAATACAACCTAGGTATTCCATGTCTCTGTATTCATCAAGAAACTCATTCATCGGGTCACATATTTTTAAATATTGTGCACCACCCTTTGTTTTTGCATTTACATCCGATATATTTACGCATAATTTACCACCAGATTTTAATGTCGGTATCATACTGTCAAGAGATTTCTGTAGAAACTGATAGTTCCAACTATCTATGTCTTTATATCTAACCCAACTTTGATTATCATCGTCACCATATCTCTCTATATTAAAATAAGGTGGTGATGTAAATATAATATCAAAAGTATCATAGTATTCATCAAAGTTAAAGTCCTCTGCCGCATCACAATGAAATTTTGTTGTTTTTTCATTTTCAAAGAATGTTAATCGAGTATCGTAATATCTTGCTTGTTGTTCATAAATAGGATGGTTCTCTTTTCTAGGATCTATCCCAACATACAATTCCGTATTCATACTGGCATAAAAACCAGCCAACCTATCACCCCAACCCATTGAAAAATCTAACACATTCTTTACATTGAAATAATCATACATGGCTTTTGCGACATTTGGTTTGAACTGACTACATATATATTTACGAAGTCCAATCATCACTCTAAGGTTTGACCTATCTATTTTTGGTAATTTGAGTGAATACGCAGCACCCATTAAACTTTTCATAAAGTCAAATGTTTCCCAAGTTCTTTTAGGACCTGGATAGGAACTTGATTCAACTGACCAACGATTTTCTTGTTGAAAATAATTACTGGCTTTATTACCAATATTATTTCTGGCGAAATACCATTGTGAACCTTTATAATGTAAAGGCCATTCATATCCTTCCTCGGAACGAGCAAACCACTCACCTTCTCTTAAAATATCGTGAACCCAAGTTCCCTTTAATTTATCAAAGTCTTTGCGACAATCATCTTCAGTCATCTCTGCTGTTGGCATTGGATAGGTCATAGCGACAGTTGCCAGAGATTCCTTTACATCATCTTTCTCGAATGTATCTTTAATGTAAGTCCATTCTTTTTCATCGATGTGAAGATATGGTTCTTGGTTTTTAAATTTGTCGAAATAGTCTAAATACATTATTCTCCAAATAGGTCTTTGAATGCTTGATTCGCAGCAGCAGATTGTTCTGATTTCTTCTTTACCTCTTCTTCTTTCTCCACTTTAATATCGTGGTCACCTCTTGCCCATTCATCGTTTTCAATCTTACTCGCCATCATATCAGCCTGATGTAATATATAAGGTATGTTTGTTTTAAGTTGTCGATCTTTAGAGTAACTAATGTAATAACCTTTATTAGCTTCTTCATATAACCCATCGGTCAATCTTAATCCAAGATACTCATTTTCTGTCATCTGAATACCGAAGTGTTGTAACAACCAAATAGCTCTATCTGTTACCGTCATGTATTGTAACTTACCATTGTGTTTGTAAATCAACCCTTGATTTTTTCTGTGCCAGTCTGAATCGTTTGGTGTGTAGTAGTCCTCTGATAAATCACCAACTTTACCTAAGTCGTGATGAAGAGCAGCAAATATCAACTCTTCTTTATCAAAGTTATCAATAGTTGCACCATTCCTACCCCAAAGGTCATATATCTGAACGACTAAATCAGTAATGTGTAAAACATGCTCTACATAACCACCAGGATGTGCGTTGTGGAAGTGTTCTTTTCCACTTGCTGGTGCCAACATCATCCTTTCTTCAAAGTAATCATACATTTTGTTTAAGTCATCAAGTCTTTCCCCAGCAAATGTTTCATTGATGAGACTTCTTAGTTTTTCCCAATTTTCTTGGATTTGTTGTGGTGTTAGTTCTTTCATGCTGCTACCTTTACATCTTTATTATATATGGTTCTTAACTCTTGATACTGTACATATTGTATGTCCCAACCTTGTTTTATCCAAATATTAATTTTACTTTGAACATCACTATTTGGTTTGGGTTCTTTGGCAATTAAGTTAACTCTAACCTTAATTCCTGTGTTTTGTTGAATCTCTAAAGCCTGAGTTAATCCTTGAAAAACTTGACCAAAAGTAACCACAGAGTCTTTTATTTCATTAACACTTCCATCTGTTGGATTACTATTATTATCTAAGTTAATGAGGTCAACAATAGAAGCATGAAGAATATGCTCAACATCTTCGTCCTTGTCAAAGTTATCATACCAACCTAACCTATCACGAACATCTTCAGACTCAACAGCCCATTGGTAAATATTGTCTCTCATCGTAGATTCTTTTTCTTGAGGTAAATGAGAAGCAGACCTGTCTTTAAATCCTCGTTTTAATAACTCATCATCTATCTTTTGTTCTAATTCCCTAACTGTGGCGTTTCTAGCTATAGCATTCTTGGTGTTGGCAGTAGAAATACCTTTTTTTATTTCAATAAACCCACCAACAGATTCAACGGACCTCGATGGTCTGAATTTACCAATCTCTACTATCTTCTTGTTCTTTTTATAATGCCATCCAGCACCAGCAACACCATGATAAAATGGTGACTTCTTATAGATTTCAGGATTGTATTTCTCATCTTTTGTTTCTTCATAGTAAGATGTCACATTGTCTGGATGTGGTCTGTATCCTGCATAGACCGTAACCTCGCAACCTTGATGCTCAACATTAAATACAGCATCCCATTCATCCACACCTAATAGATTATCTTTATCAATATAAGGACCAGTTGATTTACCTTTAAGATAATATTTTGGTTCTACGGTTCTATGATTTTGAACCACGCCATCTACCAAACATATCACCTCTAAGTTAAATTTATTTTTGTCTAATAAATCAGCATAAATAAATTGTAATTTATCACATAACCTCTCAACAGCATAATGAACCTGTGGAAAAGGTCGTTTTATCATTTTAATCTTAGTCTGTGTGCCATGAAGATACTTCTGTTTCCATTCATGCTGTAGAGTATCGTAAAACTTAACTGGTTCACATTCAATTGGATCTTTCCAAGCCTGTTCATCATCAGTATTCCAATCAATTCCTGATTCAAAATGTGGATTTGTTTCGTAAAAAGGACTATTGTTTTCTGAAGCATGAATTGTTCTACTTTTAGTATAAACTGTCTCTCCTACAGTTGCTGAAGAAATAATCAATCCCTCTCCATGTTCTGACATTTGTCTGTATTTTGATATTCTAAGTCCACGGTCATATATTAATTGTAAATCATTTTTATCGATGCCAATAAAGTTGTCTGTGACATAAAAATAATTACCCGAACCATCTGAGTTATACTCTAAAACCACTTGCACTTGAACTGGTTTGGAGTATTCTCTGATATATTCATCATCCGGTATTGAATTGTCTATAAATTCAGCAGCTAATGTATCTGAATCATATGTGTTCTTACCAGCACTTTTCCAACCACCCCATGTTTGAGCTGATCTTCTAAAACCTCTTTGTTCCATCTTATTCTCCTAATTAATATTTTATAATTTTATTAATATACAATAAATAATATAAATACACAAGCATTATTTTTTGTTTTTTTCAACCCATTGATAAGTTGATATTCTCTGATGTGTATCCATAACATTTGGATGTTCCATTAGAGCTCTACGATAAGGTGTGAACTTAATGCCAGAACCCCATCTCTGAGTTATCAATTCTCTTTTGGTCATAATGCCTTTGTCTTTTAAATCATCAAGTAATTTTCTCATACCATCACCATTAGGATTAGCAGATGGCGTAGACTCTATCACTTCGTCAATATCTTCTGATAATCTTTTTATGGCAGTAGACCAAGTTAGATTCTCTCTTACATAATCTAGTGATTCTTGTGCCTTCTCATCTCTGTACTTATCATCATCCAAATACTTTTCTAATAGTTTGATAGCATAGTCATAGCCCGTAAAGTAGTCAGCAGTTGGATTTAACTCGTGATAATAGTCGGCATCAAACATAATGAAAGGACAACCACTCATCATTCCATCAGTTGTCGCAACAGACCATCCATTATATTTTTGAGGTGGTGAATAACCAACTTTACATTCACTTAGATAATTATGATATGATTCTTTGTCATCAAATTTAGTATCGTCAATGTAACCACCGTTTTTCTCTAACCTTTGTTGCCATGTTAACTCACCCATTTCTTTCATTTGACCTAAGTCTAACAATGGTATCCAAACTTTAAAGTCTTGTCTTTTACTCCACAGAGGATCACACACTTTCAAAATAAAGTTCTGAAAATCTTTGTAAGTTTTAGTTCTGTGATTAAATACTATTGTCTGTATTCCCAACCCATCCTTAAATGGTTTCTTTATTTCATCCATAACTTCTGAATCCAAAACTGGCAAATGATATGGTTCTATAGTTCTGTTTAATTTTTTAACAAACTCATCACTAAATTGTTTCTCGGCATTTTTTAATACCAATTTCTTTTGAGACTCAGTATTTACATAACATTTTTTCATCAAAGATATACCCTCACACTCTCTCATAAATGCTGGATATTGCCAGTTACAAACCTCTGGCACATCAAACCAATGACAGTAACCTAATACTGGTGGAATGTGGTGCCACTCATTACCAAGATAGTTTGCCAAATTCCAAGTAGTTTCTGGTAGGTGACTAAATATCAAATCAATATCTTTGAAGTTCCAATTAACCTCGTCTTCATAATACTTCCAATGTATGTTAAAATCAGTATCTTGTGTTTTACCTATCGTAGTATTTCTTTCTCTTCGTATCTTGTACTCTATTCCATCGTGAGCAGAAACAAGTCTACCTTCTTTATCAGTATCTTTCTTTACAAAAGATGTATTAAGAGAAAATTTATCAAAGTGACCTCTTGTGGTTTGAATATTCTGTGGCCATTTTACTTGAACTACATCAACATTCTCATACTCATCAAAAAATTTAAATTCATTTGAAGTTAGAGGTAAAACCAACTCCCACCACAAATCATTTCTTACTTTGTTTAGTCCACCAATCATTTTATGTATAGTCTGAACATAAGAGTCTTTTTCTAATTGCTCTATGTCAAATGTAATATTAGGCCATACTAATATTCTTTTCATTTTTCGTGGTTCACCACTACCTTTATCAGGCTTTGGTTTCTCAAATAAATTGACATTATCACCATACATATATGTCAACATTTCTCTATTCAAACCTTTTTGTTTCATTTATTTCCCCACATTCCAAAATAAAGCGTTCTTGTTTGCATACTCTTTCATGAAAGACCAAGCCTTACTATCGTAAGTTAACGAACTTGGAAACGGTGGTCTTTCATCTTCTTTACATTCTTGTTGAAATTTATACCTTGATTTATAAGTCTCAGCTCTTCCTTGTTCTTGTGGTGTTGTATTATGACCTATCCTAACACCATATACTTTTGCATCAGGCCAGGCTCCTTGTAAACCACGACTCAATACTCCACTACTCATAACTGTCCAAACCTCTGTTGGATTTAAATTAAGACTCAAAGCTGTTCTTCTCATAGCCTCAACTATTATCGGATGGTCACCACCAAAAGGAATAAGGTGAGCATTATTTTCTTGACAATAATATCTGGCTTTTGCCTGTATGTTAGTTAAAAAACCCATCGGAACTTCTATTATGTTACAACCCAATTCAATAGCCGCATCTGTTAACCAATACCTTTTTCCTTGTGGAACAGTAACCGTACATTTTTTACCCATGTCTCTACACGCATATGCCAATGATAACTGAGCATAACCTTGTCTTGGTGAAGCATAAACAAACTCCTCTACATCAGGTTTGTTTTTAACATAGACAGTAAATGCTCTTCTTTTTGTGCCACCATTGAGTAGGTCATCTCGGACTACTCGGAAACCATTATATTCTTTTACAACTGGTTTTGGTAAGTCTGTATCGTAATCTATTTCGTCTAATTTGTAATCTAATATATCCACTAAGGTTTATGGAAGATAAATATTGGTTCATATTTCATAACTTGACCATTAACAGAAACACTATTCTTTACATTACTTTGGTCAACTCCAATCATAGATGCCATCAACATTTTCAACTTACCTTTATATTGTCCACCAAGCGACTCAATAATGTCAATGGAGTCTTGTTCTAAAGGATGAAAGTTATCTCCATTCAACTTGATATCGGCAATATTCCAAAGTAAGTATCTATCATTTCTTAGACTTTCATAAGCATTTGTTAATGTTGGTTTTAAAAAGTTTTCTCTCCAATCTTGATACATCGGATAAGCCTTAAATGATTGTTCCTCATCATCTGAATATTGTTCTCTATCAAAGTAAGGTGGTGAAGTAAACACCATATCTAACTTACCTTTGTATTGCTGAAAGTCTGGATGATTTCCAATATGCTCCGAACCCTCTTGAAAAACATGGTAAGTATTTTTTGGTTCTTCCCAAAATGGATTTGTTTCTAACCCATGTTCATTAAAAAAGTCAGCTACATACTCATATCTCGTTCTACCAAGCTCAGGTATAAAATTATCTGTATTTGGATCTGTCCCTATATAATGTATTGTTTTCTTAGATGCCATGGCACCAAGAATCCTACCACCCCAACCACTCGATGGATCGTAAATGTTAAGTGGTTCATCCTGTTCAATGTGATCTGTATATTTTTCATACAATAATCTAGCCGTAAGTGGTGGAAAATTAACTGCTGGTTGTGAGTTCAAACTCAACCTAAATATCTGAAATGCTGATGGGAACAATCTCTTTTCAATATGATAATATCTAATCATAAAAACATTAGTTTTATTATTACCACCCTTAGTCATTACACTATCGGTAACACTATCCACCGATAACTTGGTTTTTAGTGTTGGACACCATAAATTAGTGACCATTTCATCCGTAATTAAACCATCCTCATATGCTTGTTTAATCTCATCAGCAGATATAGTGACATAGGACTTAAGATATTTTTCTTGATGGGATTTTGAAATCCAAATACGATGATTCTTAAATTTAAGTTTATTTTCTTGATAGTATTGTAACCACTCCACGGCACTTTCGCCATTCCAATATGGAAGACCGCCTTTCTTATTTTCTTTTCTGTCTTTAGAAATAGACTTACTAAAGCTATACATGGAGTCTCTACGAACTCCCCTTCTCATAGCTCTGAAAAAAAGGTCTTTGTTGACATCTTCTTTTATTCTATCGTAAATAGAATTAAGACCTACATCACCAACATCACCAATACGAGTTTTAAGCATAGTTGGAAAGAACTGGTTGACACCATTCGCAAACTTATTGAAGTTCTTGATTACATTTCTTTTACCGTCATCAGCTTTTTCTATAAAACCGTGAATATCATACTCTCTAAGTTTTTTGAATGAACTAATTATCTGGTCAATATTCTGACCAACCATCGGTGGTATCCCGCGCTCGTCCCAATCCTCTATTAGATGCTGACGAACCTGTTCTATCCACTCGTCAAGTTGTTCATCGGTTTTTTGAAACAACTCGTGATAAGTGATGTTAATTTTAGAATCTATAACACCACTTTTCTCGTAGTAGTATTTACTCATCACCTACCTTTTGACGATACAGTTTGGCATCATGCTCATCACGAGCTAAAAACTTAGTTCCATCTTTCAAGGTGAAAGTCTTGTAGTCTTTCCATTGACTTTTACTTTTCTTTGCCATTATTCATTCTCCTCATCTTTTAATTCTTCTGAAATCCACTCTTCGTAAATCTCATCTATTTGTTCTTCGGTTAATCCTCGTTTGGCGTAAGCTTCTTTTCGTGTCATCATAGTCATAGGCACATCAGATAGATTGTACTCTCTACCATATGTATCTACGAATATTGTTTGTTGTAACCAAGTTGGTTTATACTCTCGGTAAGTCATAATAGTTTATCCTTATTAATTTGACTAATTTACAAAGATTTTGGTAATTTGTCAAGCACTTTTTCCTTAAATTTTACAATGCCCTTTCCAACATTTTCTTCCCAATCCATACCGGCTTTACCATCGGCTCCATCAGTAATGTATTTGAATGATATAAAAGATATGTCGTATAAGTTACACACTTTGGCAAGAGCATATGCTTCCATATCAACAATATTACCTATTTGTCTTTTAAACCATGCGTATTTTAATCCTGTCATAAAATTATCCCCACTGCCACAAAGTCCATCCTTACCAATTGGATTAAAATCAGATTTAGTTTCTATGATTATTGGTGTATCATCAAATGGTGTTTGTCCCATTTCAAAATCAAGGCCAGTAGCATCCATATCTCTCTGTGCAAATCTCGTACAATCTACTAACTCACCTTGTTTGTATTTGTTACTACCGGCAGTTCCATAGTTTATCACTAAATCATAAGGAATGTGACTACCTAACTTACCAAACTTCTGTGTTAGTTTATATGTAGCATTTACTTTACCAACTCCAGTATATAATACTTCGTAATCTTCTAACTGACCTTGTGTTTCTACCTCAAGTGCACAAACTATTAATGTTTTTTTATTTACATTTCCATAACCCATTAAATTTGTATTTCCCTTCGTATGTTTAGGTTCGTATGGACACATCAAACAACCATGTCCACAACAATAACCTCGTTGTATTAAAAACTCTTGTGATAACATTAATCATGACTCAAATCAATCTCGTGTTCATCTTCATATGTTTTTAATATTCTCTTTACCAAAGGATGTCGGACACAATCTTCTCTATTGAAGGCCATATGATTGACACCCTCTACATTTTTTAGCCTAAACCAGGCATCATAAAACCCACTCTTTTCATAAGCCGTAACTCCGTTAGCTTTGAACTTATCACATTGTGACATATCACCTTGTATAATCATTTTACAATCTTCTGATATTCTTGTCATTAAAGTCTTGATTTGCATCGGTGATACATTTTGAGCCTCGTCAAGTATCACATAACAATTCTCTAAGTTAACCCCTCTCAGAAAGTTTAGGACACCAATCTCTAACTTACCATCTTTTATCATTTTAGTAGCTCTTGCCTTTCCAATAATTTTATTCAAGATAGTAAACGTAGACTCGTTGTATTGTTGTATCTTTGATGACAACTCGCCAGGTAGAAAACCTAACTTGTCTTCATTACCAACGTCTACGGTTGGATTAATAATGATGAGTTTATTGTAGGGCGTTCCTCTCCTCAACACATCTTGTAAAGCCTTATATATTGAGACATAGGTCTTACCTGTGCCGGCTATACCGTGACATAATATTAATTGTGTTTCATCATCGCCAATTATATTATAAAACGTATTTT